CGAGGCCCCTAACTGGGAACGTGACGCCGAGCCGGCTAGAAGCTGCGCCTTGGTGTTCGGCACTAGGCATCGCGCTCACACGAACTCCGGGATCCTGCAATGAACGCAAGACGTCCAAGGGTAAGGAAGCATAATCGCGATTGGAGTGTGCCTTAACGAAAGCGGCCTGATAAGCAAAATGGTCCCGGCTGCGAGCGCACAGCAACTCCATGAGGTCGACCATGGATCCATCTGCTGGAAAGTCAATAGGTCGCCAGTCAATCTCAGTGGTAAGAGACCCAGGTCTCCGGACCGCCTCCATAACTTTAAAACGCCACAAGTTGGGCACCGGGCACACCGATGGATCGGGTACCTTGCTAGGGTCCAGCATGTATGAGTTGGGCCGCCTATACTCCTCCCGGACCACAGGTTCGACGAACACGTTAAACCGCCGCAGCACCGATACGGGCTCGTTGGAGTACGTGCTAGCACCCAGGTCCCTAAGATTAGAGGAGGCTACCACAAACTCGGACGTGAACGAAACGTTGCCCTTGCTCTCAACATCTGCCATATTAAGTGGCTGCGGAATGTTGTTGATGACCTGAATGAAGGCCGCGCATTGATTGGGAATCGTAGTCCCGGGGGCCGCACGCGCATTGGAGGTGTCATCAAAAATGACCACCTTCTTGCTCTGTTTGTACCCAGACCAATAATTGTCCCACTGCTGGCGCGTATATATCTCGTCGTTGCTCGCCGCCTTGCCGTACCGCTCATACGTAAGCCTAGCTATAGCTTTCATCATCACATCGGACTTACCGATGGAGCTCTCACCCACGACAGCGAAGGCAAAAGGCGCAACGCGTAGCTTACCCTGCATTTCTGTGCGGATCTGTGAGCGCATGGAAACCAAGTCTTTCCACATCCGAATCGCTAGAAGGTCACCTCGCTTCACCGCGGGTTCGACCTCGTCGCAACAATCGCAAAGCGCCGTATAGAAGGAATTATCGTCGGGAAACAAGTCCCCATCATAACGCCCCTGGCGCCTGAGTTCATAGGCTGTCTGAACATCAACGTAACGGGTGTAAGACGTGTCGCTGCCCCGCAACAATGGCATGAACGAGCGGGTAGCAATGGCGGCGGATACCGCCGCCGCAACTACAGGCCCATAGCGCACAGCCACAGCCACAGCCTCGTCCGGCGAATCAACACGGGGCAAACGCGCAACGGACCGAAAAACGGCGTTGGCCAAGGATCCCAAATTCACCCCCGAGTCACGAGACATGTAAAATGCATAAACAGCACCCCCGAGCGCCATGGCCCCGTTCAAAGCGGTGCCAGGCGCAATGCTAGCGCGAATATTAGCCAAGGCAGCATAGATGGATTGATGCTCGCCCAGCGGAACATCACTCCCAAAAGTAGGGCGCACCGCAAGAGCGGACACCAACCCTAACACGCAGGGCATAGAGAGCAACTGTAACAGCACTCCTTTAATGCCTTCCACCGACACGCCAGAAGTGGTGAATGCGCTAGCGCCGCGCGATAAAATATACGCCGCGCGCGACTCGGAGGGCACAAGCGAGAGGGCGTGTACCTCTAAAGCAAAGGCCAAAACCTCTCGACCATGGGCCTCCAGGAACTCAATAGCGTCGCTGCCAATTTGCGACCCAAAACGGCTCGCAAACCCATGAAAATCTAGCGACGCCAAATCAGCGTCAAAAGATTGATGGACCCCCTCAGAAATTTCAGGGAGGGATGGAACCCCGCCATTACGGAGCTTCGCTTCATAATCGTCAATCGCATCCTGCCGCTCCGACGCAAAAATCGTCCAATCCACGTCCGCCAAAGCACGTGGAAGCTGGCGCATCGCATGGCGAAAAATCACCAAAGGTCCGGGAACACCGTCCGGAACAATGATGCACTGCCACTTGGCCAGCCTTTCTTGCCAGTCACGCGCACTCTTCCGGCGCTGTCTCTGACCCTTAGAGCCAAAGTAGCGCACGATTTGGTTGGTATAATGCAGGCCTACAAGGCGCTCGCATAACTCGTCCAAATAAACATCGCGAGCCTCCCGGCGCTCCACGCGGGACGCCCCAACCCGAGACTGTGCAAGCTGCGCGCTAGCATTAACACGCAACTTATAATCAGTCCAAGATTCCGAACGCGGCTTAACCAGCTCCCGTGACGACACAACTGTGACGCCATCCGACCGAACACGTGCGTGGCTGTCCCCGCGTACGGGGCCAACTTGAACCTGGCGCTCAGGTGCCGGAACCAAATCTGCCAAAGTCCCGAACTGGACGTCGGCACGCTCAGCTTCGAAGAATTCCGCTTCATCGCGATAGTCTCCCTCGAGCTTACGCTCGCGCATAAGGGCGCGGGCAGTGTCAACTTGCTTGCCG